TGTTGGTTTTGAAACACTTGCAGGTGAAGGTATAGCAGGATTGAGGTCGCTGTCATTTAACAGACCTCTAATATCTTTACCTCTTGCAAATCCATTAAAAAATATATCATTTTGCACTAATACCAATTTTCTTGCCGCTGACTCTCTTTTTTCAGATAAAAGATCTATTTTAGCAGCCGACATAGTTGCTAATTCTAAGTCACCGTACATGAACCCAGTACTGTATCTGTATACGCCTCGGTTTTCCCAGTTTGCATTTGCGTCAGATATTGCGGGTTCTTCTCTGTCATCATAATCGCTAACATTACCACTGAATGCAATAGTTGGGAATGACATCGCATTAGTTGCTAAATCCCCTTGCTGGTAATCTGGTCCTATCTCTCTAAATGCTACTTTTTGTGTAACTGCTCGAATAACTTCGTTAGAGTAAATAGTAGTAAGAAATGCAGGTACGCCTGAACTAGGAGTGTTAAATGAAGCGTCGATGCTATCTAGTGCCATTTTTATACGCTTGATTTCTTGTTTATCATTTGCTAAATATTGCGGGTTATCCCCAAAAACAATTTTTAAATTATCTTGATTGTAATTATTATCAAAAATCATGCCAGTCGCTGATTTTATTCTTTCTAAATCTATGTTTTTCATATATTAAACTCCCATCACATCAGACACATTAGATATTTTCACTAGTTGCCCCGCTGTTAATTCAGAAGCCACACTAATAAATTTAAAATTTGTTTTTGTATAAGTCGTCATCGTACCGCCTGCGTCTGCTACTACTTCACCAGTTGTATTATTGATATACACAGCCGAACCCGCAACTACAGGATTTGTTCCAACCAAAGTTACTAATTTAACATAAAAAATACCACGGTTTGCAATTTCACAAGGATATTTATTAAGTATTGTCAATCCAGCATTAGTTGTAATACCTTGTGTCAAATTTACGTTAGAATTATTGCGAACAACCATACCTGCTAACTGTAAGTTACTACCTTTTGCTTGTGCCACTTGGTTATCAGTACCATTTACTAACCATGCAAACGTACCAATTTTTACTCCATTAGTTTCATTTACAGTATAACCAATCGTTGGGTAAAACTGAGTAGTAACAAAATTACCCTCATACCCTTGTGCCAAATCCAATAATGCTTCTTTTTGAAATGCCATTTTACAGACCCCTTTCCTTAAGTGCTGTTTCTAAATCTAAACCATTACTAACATTATCATGTGCTAATGTAGTCAATTCTTTTTTATTAATACTTAATACACTTACTGCTACTTTTTTCGCATTAGTATCAAGCCCATCAAACGCTATTTTGTTATCTTTTAGTACTTTACTATACAAAGCGTCAGCACTATCAAACGCAGTGCGGTTTATCACACCAATATGCTTTTCGCACAATTCTACAGCCTCGTTATATTCACGTAATTGTTTATTAATTTCATTCTTAACTAACAATTGAAGTGAAGCACTGTCCATCGCTGTTTTTTTATCATCTTTTTCGTCTTTGTCTTCATCTTCCGCTTTTTTATCTTTGTATTCTTCTTCTTTTTCTTCATCCTCAGCAGGTGTTAAAAATTTAAGAAGTCTTTCTTTTAGTTCTGGGTTTTCTTGTAGCATGTCTATGATTTTATCATAATCGCTACCTTCTCCAGCCTCTTGGTCTAGTGCTATTTTTTGTTTTGGCATTTTGCCTCCTCCTTTTGTTAATAATGCGTTACTGTCGTTAATTATCGACTTAGTATTCCTTGGGTTTTCCACATGTGCCACATGGTTTGCAGATAAATCCGTCATAATTATGTCATATGTCTGCTTTTCATGCACCCCACTCTTAACTACAGGTGTATATCTATAACCCGCAGATAATCCTTTTTTACCTCTTGCCTCAATTTGTTCTACCGCCTCTTTATCCCAAAGAACTATAGAACAAGTCAAATCCTTGCCATCAAAATTAATATCGCTTGATAATGTACCAATAACATTGCTCTTAGGTATATCGTCAGCATACACTACTAAATGAGTATCAAGTAACGGCATGTCTTTAAATGTGTCTTTGGCTTTGTTTATTTCGTCGGCAGGACGGTATAGTTTATATATTTGGTCGGCATCTAAGCCCAATGATTGATAGTTAGGTATTTCACGTCCCAAGTATTCGAATACTCCTGCGGACGTAATAATACAATTTGCTACTCTTGTGAATTCATTATCGTCTATGGTGCGTTGGCTGTCATTAGCAATGGTGTGTTCTTTTTTTGCACTAACCACTTTTTCTAATACAGCCGTAGCATATGCGTATTTATTACTAATATTGTTTTTTTCAGCATTAGCAATAGCTTTATCCCACACATCCTCTAACTTTTGTGTAGATATATTTGTCTCTTTGTGTATTTTTTTTATCAAATCACTTGGCATCTTTTAAAATCTTTAAAATAATGCCTCGTGATAATCTTTGGAGAATTCTCGAACCGTTTCACAACGTTTTGAGGCATTTGTTAATAATTATTATTAATATATCATAAAATTAAATATTTGTCAACTTTTTTATCAAATTTCTAAAATTGGCACAGAGTAACAATTACAGTTTATTTTTTCCGCAGGTTGTATATACTCACCGTCAATATAGCACCCTTCTTCAAGATTGTATACTTTATTATTCGCTTTGAGGTGTGATTGCCTTGGTTCTTTGCTTGCTGTGCTATGTTTCCATTTTGCTTTAGTAAAACCTAAATCCAATTGCCTCGCTCTATTAATAACATTAGTAGAGTAATCTAATTGATTTTTAGCAATTAATTTAACTCTTTTTTTATTTATTGTATTTATTTTAGATAATTCAGTTTCTAAATAATTAAAATCACGGCCTTTATTTATCGCCTCAAACACCACCTCACTTATTTTTTGTTGATATTGCTGTGGGATATTCGTAATTAAATCTATTTGCTGTTGTATTAAGTTCTCATTAGCAATAACTAACCTTTTGTTTTCTTTGCTAAAATTGACTGTCAATTTATCTGATAATAACTTAATATTACTATTATTTACTAATTTATTATGTTTATCTATTTTATCAATAAATTTATTAGCAAGTAATGGGGCTTTTTTTGCAAACAATTGCCCCCACTTTTTAAATAATTTCTTAATTAAATTATTAATAGTCTTGGGTGCTTTATCTAATGCTATTTTATTTTCTTGTTGTATATATTCTAACTTAATATTAGTAAATATATCTTCAATCATTATATCTACTAATTGCTGTAATGCTCGTTTATATTCAAGCCCAATACTATTATTAGGCTTGATTGCTTTTAATTCTATGATTTTACTCATTGTCTTCAATTTCAATGTCATCAAGATTATCAGTATCTAAATTAGCATAACCATTATCTTCGTTGTTAGCTATAACTGCTCGTATTTCACTAGTAGATAATATACCCGCCTCCACTCTATTTTTTTCAGCCTCTGAATTAAATTTCTCTATTTGTGATAATTCTAACTTATCGGCCTCATATAATTGACCAAACTTAATACCTATATCGTGGTCTATTTCTATACCCTCATTTAACATGAGCATGTGTATCATTGACATTAGCACAGGTTTCGCCATACTTTCTCTGTAGTTTTCTATTAAATCATACCAGTTGCGGTGACTACTTTCATCATTCGTACTAAAGCCACGGGGTGCTATTCCCAATAATTTCGTTGCTGGTATTTGTGTAAAAGTACATAACAACTCCATATATCTACTAAACAAATCATCAAGTCCACCTACAGACATTTGAGTTTGTATAACTTCTTCCTCACCTTTTGCAAATATAAAAGCCCCAAAATTATCCCTACCGTTGATAAATGACTGTATTCTTGCTTTTGCTTTTGCTGGGTTTGATAATTCATCAATAGATAAACCAACTAAACATAAATTAAACTTTTTAATAATTTCTTTTATTTCGCTCTTTATTTCTTCAGCGTCCATTACAGCCTGCACTATCTTTTGTGTTAGAGATAGGCCATAAAACCAATACACAGGCTTTATTAAATTTGGCACATGATTAAATATTACTTTAATCATCCTACTGCAATGAGTTGTCTCGCCCATCACTGTGTATAACTCTGGTTTGTAAAAATCGGCGTCTTTTGGCTTGTTAAAATTCACAGCAACAGGACTACACCACTGAGGTTCAATTACAGTAAAATACTCAAGGCTACCTTTTGATACTGAAGTTACATCATATTTTATTTTTTTATCTTGCTTTTTCTCATCATTCTTGAGTTTAGTGAATATTTGACAACCCCCTAAACTAACCGCTGTTAGTAACGCTTTGTGCAATGTTTCTTTAACTTCGTATTCTTTAATTTTACTATTTAACAATTCAATTAATTTGCTTTTATCTGAACCATCTGTACTAACCAGTTCAAACCCGCCTCGTAGTATTTCGTCAGCATATACTTTACAAGCGTTGTATATCAGCGGGATTTGTTGATACATAATCAAAGCACCCCATCCCATAAATTGATATTGCTTGATTAATGGGTCGTTGTAATTAATCCCGTATAAATTAGTAAATTGGCTAGGATTGTTATCCATTGCCATATCGGTTGCAATTGCTTGAGCATTCTTTTGCTGTTCGAACGCTTGTTGATATTCTTTGTTAAGTGTGAATTTATTATCTAATTTGTCAATAAAAGCAAATTGTTTTTTTATTTGGCCTTGTAAATTATCTTGTATTTGCTTTAGTTGTTCTAATTGTTCAATCTTAATATCATGCTCAATCGGCTCTCTAAATGTGCTGTCTTTGTAATAATCATTCATTAATTCTTTTATTTTTTTAAACATGTTAACTCCAATAATTAGGATTAGTGTATAATGCATTCAGTGGCTTTTTAGCCTCACTAATTTGTTTATAAAGTGCATATCGTAGTGCGTCTATCAAGTGATTGTTTGCGTCTATAATGTCAGTAGTGATTTGGCTTGTTTGCTTATCTATTTTATACTTGTAATTATATAATTCGTATATCATATTTTTACAATCAGGATTAACTATAATCTGTTTACCTTTTAAATATTCTATCCCCGCTTCTATACTTCCTTTGCTTTTTGTAGCACCTTCACAATTTAGCCCGTCATGATTAAGTTGTGCTATGCTATCTGGTCTCGCACTATCACAATGAAAGCGTTTGTTAATAGCCTCTGGCATTTTTTGTTTTATTAATTCAG